ACAACTTCAGTGATAGCTTTGTCTATATAAGAACTATTTGCCTCATCAGCCACAACAATAAATCCTCTATCAAATCTATTGTTAGGATCTCCAACTGTAATTGGAGAATTGATTGCTGAGATAATAGTTTTTATAACTTTCTTAGCATCACCACTTGCCGCTAACTTCAACGTTATTTTACAATTTGCCCTAGTTGCCCATGTTTGAGCATCTATATCAGTCAAATCATCTGTAAGACTTGATGCATAATGCCTAGGAGTTTTAAAATAAAGTTCTAAATGGTAAACTGGACCAGCTGCCGTTGCTGCTCTCATCCACATCAAATCAGAAGCTTTAAAAGAAGCATCTGAGTCTGTTGCTAAAAGAAAATAAAGATAAGGCTCTGTGCCTTTCATACTTTGTATCATAATTAAAAAAATTAAAAAATTAAACATAAGAGGGTATCTAGGACTTTCCTAAACACTATCCTCTGAACACTATATTACGCTGTTGCTGACATCTCTTTGTCATCAAAAGTGATTCCATTAACACCTGTAATGCCTGTTAAGCCAACACTGTTAAGATCATCACGTACAACAACAAAACCTCTATCATGCGTTGCATTTGGATCACCAACACTAACTGGTGAGTTAATTGCAGCTATAATAGCTTTCATCACTGACTTTCCCAAACCAGTTGCAACAGCTAAGTTAATTCTACAATTAGCACGAGTTTGCCATTCTTGATCTTGCTCTAAATCTGAATCAGTTGTTAATTCAGCTGTGTTGTATACTGGTGCTCTAAACCAAAGATCAAGAGCATTTGCTCCATCTTTTTGCATCCAAATTAAATCAGAAGCTTTAAAACAAGTTTCTGTATTTGCTACATCTGCAAAATACATGTAGGATTCCGCAAAATCTATATTAAGTAAATTTGCCATAATAAAAAAATATTAAATATTAAACATACGGGGGTACATAATAAAACACATCCCCCAACACATAAACAATAAATACGAACCTCTATATATTACATACGACAATTATCTTTACCCAATAAGTAATAAATAATATATTTAGGTGTATTTATATAGGGGTAGTAAGATACTGCACAAACCTTTTTATAAAGGATGGGGCTGTATACTCAATTCCCCCTACCTATATAATATAAGAAATTTCCTCCCCATATAGAAATTTTGCATGCATTAAGTTCTTGTTGGGTCCTATAGTTCCACTCCCCACCTAAATTTTGCGTGGCAGGGTCCGCCCTATAAGCGTAACTAAAATTATTTAGTATTGTGAAAGATTTATACTTCCACAAGTATGCAGAAGACTCAGAAGGAAACCCTCTGAACAGTGTCATCTGCAAGACTGAATGCATTGAAAGAAAGAAACTTTCATTCAATGGCAAGACAGCATCTGTACGTACCCAAGGTACTGCACAGTTCTGTCTCTTGATAATTACTGATGAGAACGGTGACACCGTTGATCCTCGTCAGTATGGGTTTAAACCAAACCAAGTCCTAGAAGGAATCTGTGATTCAGGAGCACCTGTTCTTGATCAGAAATCAGGTGAACCTACAGGCTTGAATTGGGCAGAGCCATATATCAAGACTCAGTCAGAGTAATCCTGCGGATTAGCTCTCTTCGCACCCAGCTTATGGTGTGTTACTCAAGTAAGCAACCTTACAGTCCAGTTGATAGCGGACTAAAGGTTTTGTATAGTTAAGTGTCCTGACATATTAATTATTGCAAATGGTATAGAATCCATACACACTTTAATAGATTTATCATGAAACAGATAGTCATCTAACCAATTCAACAGCTAGTCCATTAATTATAGTGGATTAGTTGTTAATTGTGTACAATTATTTATTAATTGCGTGCATTAATCTATGAATGGGTGGTCATATTCCCACAATATACCACTTATCACCACAAAACATAATGGTTAACACCATAGTATATAATATAGCTATCATTATCAGTATCTTAGGAGTATAAGACTAAAAAACTCTGTTGACTGGGCATAGACAATGTATATAGTATAAAAGTCGTACTGTATATCTATGTAGAAAGATATGATAGTTATATTATGTTTGTTCTCTCTCTATAGGATAAGAGACATAGTAACCGCAACATTTAAACCAACTAACTATCAATACAGGATAGCAAATGCCTGTATTGATTATGCCTATAAAAGTAACTACAGTTATAATATGCCGTAAGTCTACAGTAGAGCCATAGTAGCTCATATACTGTAAGCAGGAGTGTGGAGTTAGTTGGTGTAACATAACGTTCACATACTACGTTGAAAGTATGATATTATTAGTATAATAACAATGAAAGCAGCAATAGCAAAGTTACGTAAGAAAAAGCGTAAACATAATAAAGAAATAAAAAGAGTTAAGTTAATAAACAGGAAAAAAAATGTAACAACATTACAAACTTTATTGAGTTCTGTTCATAAACTTAGCTAAATAATAACAGAGTAAACTGTATAAAATCGTAATCAATAATTAGTTTAACTTACTTAAAATAGCTTGTGGCTCAACCACTAAAATAATTATGAAACATTTAATTCACACAATTGAAAATGAATTTTCTAAATGGTTTAGAAGATTCTTTGGTATAATGATATCACTATTTGTATTAGCAATCTTCTTTGTAGGGTTGACTATGATGGTAGCAGGTGTTGTACAACCAACAAACTATAGTATCCTTTTATTCCTTTTAGGTGTAGGTATGGTTATGTATAGTTCTAAATCTATTGATATGGTATTAATCAAATTTGGTTATAAGAAAGATAATACAGTCAGTAGTACTAGAAAATTAAAAGCTAAGTAATATGAAGCAAGATAAACTTAGTAGAATGGTATTCTGTGGATTACTATTCTGTTGGTACAGCATGATAATATGTATGTGCTGTTCACTTTAACGTTAGGGTTGCTTACTTGACGTATGTAAAGGAGAGACAATGCTTGTGGAAGTAGTCTCTCCTTTATTATTTAACTCAAATAGAATTATAAACTTAAAATTTAACATCGTGAAAAAAGATTTATTTAAAATGGGGAAATACTTCCTTGTTATACTAGCAATAGTAACATCAATCATAGTAGGAGGATATGGAATGGGATATGCATTAATGAATGCATTATTAGAAGTATTAATATTTATCATCAGTGTAGTTGGTTTCTTAGTTGGATTACTTACTCTTAATATGCTTGTAAATAATATAAAATGAAGTATTCAGATCCAATGTTTGCAATTAGAACGTTAACTAAATTGCATGAAGAGATTAATAAACAATCTAAGAAAAGATTAAAAAATAAAAAGAAGTTGCATAGATGCAATACTAACAATACCACAACATTATAGGGGTATAATGTTTATCAATTGAATAGGTTTAGATATCTATTCTATTTGAGTGAGTAGTGATTGAGAGGGTGGCCTATAGCTACGCCATCCTCTTGGTCTTAAATAATATAAGACATGATAGATAAAATAGTTAAAGATAAAATGATAGACAAGTTACTTGATCCTGTATTTAATAAGGATGTCAAGAATATAAAGACACTGAAGAATGCAATCAAACAGATGATTAGTGAGTCTGATCTAGACATGTTAATGTATATCTTATGTGAAGAGAACTATCAACAGCTTAATCAAGGTGATATAATAACATGGAAGCCAGACAAGTGGGAAATAAAAGATAAAGTTGAAATGGATCGTATGATTGATGCTGGTTTAATGGTTGATGGTTATTTATTTGGTAAAGTTATTAATAGTTCAGACTATAAGGATGAATTCAATCCATTTTATTATGAAATGAAAGTTAATGCATTCTTAATTGGTGAGGATGGTAACCTTGTTCCATATGAAATGCAAGTTAAAACCCTTAAGCTAAGTAAATCTAAATTACCAGAGATATGGAAAAACACAGAAAATTTGGAATAGTATATCAAGAAGTAGTAAGTGATCCTGAACTATGTTTACAAGCTAAAGGATTATATGCATTGATATGTACTTACGCAAATAAGGAGAGAACATGTTTTCCTTCTATTAACACATTAGCTGATTTATGTGATGTAAATCCAAGCACAATACATAGAAATCTAATCAAATTAAAAGAAAAAGGATACATAAAAAGGATTGGTAGGAAGTTTCTTGTAGTATGATAGCTATACTACTGTAAATTATTATTAGCAGTGATTCAAATTCATTAGGGTATAATAACTGAATCACATATATTTGCGTATGATTTACCAATTACCTAATGGCAGAATAATAGAGATGTCTCTAGAACAATATCTTGAACTTGATGAACAAGATTTTAGAGAACTTAATGGTCTTGGTAAAGAATTCACATCTGATATAACTAATCCTTTTTATAAATCTGCAGTTCATCATAATAAAAAACAAAAGGAAGATCCTGATGTATGGAATGTTCCTGAAAGAGAACCAGATCTTGATGAAATCAAGGACATAGAGAAAATGGAAGATGACTACTTCCATCGGGATGACACTTAAGTCATAACACAATAGTCATAATCAAATAAGTTTAACACACAAATATTTTTAAAAATGAAAACAAAATCAACTAATGTTAGGATATCTCCTGACGAACAAGGTAATGCAATTAGAGTATCAAAAAATAACGCAGAGTATGCACACATGAGAATAACTCAAGAAAGAGTTGACTTTAGTGCAAGCGGATGGGTTAATAGAAAAGTATACAGTGCTTTAATACATGGTAAAACAGAAGACTTACAAGAAATGGGTTTTACATCAGGTCAAGAACTACCTGGTAACATAGTAGTAATAGAATCATTTGAGGGTAGAACTGAAGATCTTAAAGTAGCAGGTGAAACTGGCATAGTATGTAAAGGAGTAGATACTGAAACAGGTGAAGTAAGAGACATCTTTAGAACTACAAGATATGATGCTAGCGGTCAAATGCAATCTGTTATGATACCACATGTAAATGGTGATGAAATTAGAGAAGCTAATGGTAATTCTAATTCATCTAATAAAAAGACTATATCTCAATCTGAACTTAATGATGTCTTAACTAAGAAATCTGATAAGAAAGCAAAGAAAGAGGAAATAGTTGAAGAAGAAGTTAAGGAAGAAGAGGTTGTAATGGAGAATGAAACTTTTGAATTATAAGACTGATCAACTTTGACTGATCACACGTAATAGTATTACGTTTAAATTTTTTTATTTTTGAAAGGGGTCCAAATGGGCCCTTTTCTTTTTATTAAACTCACTAAAATAGAATATATATGCTTAATCAAGAACAAATACAAAGACTTAAACCTAAATTAGAACAATTTAATCAAGAAAGACAAGAAGCAAGATATACATATCTAGGTATGTTATCTGAGTATCAATTATTTATTAAAGAACCAAAACAAACTCTTATTTATACTAAACTTAATCCAACACAACACTTTTTATTCAAAAGAGTATTACATGGATTAAAAATGTATGATAGAGATGAAGTTGCTAAAATGCATTGGGATAAAAAAAGAAGAATTACCAAAGTATGGAAGCGTGGTCAAGATACTATAAATGAACTAAAACAGTTTGTTTCTTGGCAACAAGTTAAACCAATATTTCGTATATTTACTAAATCTGAATTAGGTAAGGGAATATATGAAATGCCTTTTGAATATTTACCTGATTATAAAAATAAAATGACTTTAAAATCATTAAATTTAAACTATGAAGATTTAATAATCAAATTTATGGGACAAGGTTTATTACCAAAAAATTATTTAAACCTGAGATGAGAGCAAAATCTCGGAAGATGCAAAGACTTGATGCAAAGTATAGTCAACTAAGGAGAGGCTTCCTTACTGATTATCCTTTGTGTCAAGCTGCTTTGCATTGTTGTACTAATAGATCAACAGATGTACATCATAAAAAAGGTAGAGGTAAATACCATAATGATGTAAGTACTTGGTTATCAGTATGTAGAAGTTGTCACAATTGGATTGAGTTAAATCCAATAGAGGCAGAAGAATTAGGATTTTCAATTAAAAGAATATGATAGAATTATTAATATATTTAGCAAACAATTTAAAACCAGAGCAATTATTAGAAGTTGCACATATAATATCAAGAAATCCACAAATGATTGATTCAGAAGCATTTATGGAAATAGTAAATAGTGTAGAAGGAATGGAAATAGAGGAAATTAACAAGAGTCAATATGATGAAATGAGAAAAAGAATGAAAGAAATTGATCAAATAAGCTATAATTCCACATTATATAAATTATTAAAAGATAATGACATAAGTTTAAATTAAATGGAAGTGAAAGAAATATCAAGAGAAGAAGTACAACTCAAGGCTTTATCTAAAGCACTTGAATATGAAAGAGGCACACTAGCAATATCAATGGGTGTTGGTAAAACTAGAATTGCACTATATCATTTAGAAAAACTCTTTGATGCTTTTACAAGAGTTTTAGTTGTTGTTCCAAAATGGTCTGTTAGAGATTCATGGATCAATGAAATAAATTTAATGAATAAACAAACCTTATTAGAACATATAGAGTTTACAACATACTTATCATTAAATAAAAAAAAAGCAAATGATTATGATACAGTCTATTTAGATGAATGTCATAGTTTATTGGAAAGTCATGAAGAGTTTTTAAATCAGTTTAAAGGTAGAATACTAGGCTTAACTGGTACACCACCTAAATCAGGAGAGAAACTCAAAATGGTTAATAGATATTGTCCTGTTAGATATACATTTAGTGTAGATCAAGCAGCTGATAATAGTATACTTAATGACTATCAAATTATAGTACATGAATTAGAATTATCTAAAGTAAAGAATGTTAAGAAGTCTACTAAAGATGGAAGAACATGGTATACTTCAGAACTAGCTGATTATCAGTACTATACAGGTGCATTAGGAGATGCACAAACACCAAAACAAAGACAATTTCTCTCTATTATGAGAATGAAAGCTATGATGGATTATCCAACTAAAGAAGCATATGCTAAAAGTTTGGTGAAAAATATAGCTGATCAATGTATTGTTTTTGCTAATACACAAGTACAAGCAGATAGAATGTGTAATCATAGTTTTCATTCAAAAAATTCTGCATCAGAAGATAACTTACAGTTATTCAGTGATGGTAGAATAGATAAGCTGTCTTGTGTATTACAACTAAGTGAAGGTGTAACAATACCTAACTTAAAACAAGGTATTATAATGCATGCATATGGTAATGAGCGTAAGTCTGCACAAAGAATAGGGCGTTTGTTACGTCTTAATCCTAATGAGACAGCTACTTGTCATATATTATGTTATAAAAACAGTCAGGATGTTAAATGGGTTAACTCAGCTTTATCATCATTTGATCAAGATAAAGTTAAATACTATAATCCTTTAGAAAAATGAAAACTTATACTTGCTGTTTATGTAATAAAATATTTGAAGGTTATGGTAATAATCCATTACCTTTATATAATAATGAAGGGAGGTGCTGTGATATGTGTAACATAACACAAGTACTTCCTATAAGATTAATGCTTAAAAATTTTAAAGATGGGAAAGATGAAGAACATCTACATAATGATGAAAAATAAAAACTGGAAAGGAACTCCAGCTGAATTCTTAAAAAAACACTTAAAAGAAATAGAAAATGCCAAGAAACACTTACACAAAGAAAATAAATGAATGGGAATTAGATATAGAATACAATTATGTGCCAGCTGAACCAGCTACACATGACTATCCTGGTATAGGATCTACTGTAGAAGTAGAAGCAATTTACTTATGGAATGATAATATTAATGTATCAACTGATGAACAAGTTGATATGTCTAGTTTTTTTTATGATTTATGTCCTGACATAATGTATGAACTAGAAAAAGAAATAACAGAAGAACATGAAAATTCTTGAAGAGTACATATTATCAACAAATGATTGGGATCAATTAACACGTGCTATACAAAGTATTCAAGAAGATAAAGCTTCTGTTACTATTTGGAGAGATCAAAAAGAAATATCTAGATGGTTAAATTTAACTGGCAAAATAAATGCAGTTAGAGAAATTATAAATGAACGTAAAAATGAATTGATATGACAAATATTTTAGAATTAGCAGGAATCATGATAATTTGTGGTGCCTGTTTTGCTATGGGTATGTATTTTACTACTCAAGTAGGAAATTGGATTAATAATAATAATAATAAAAAATGAGAAAATTTGCAATAATTCTTATAGTTATACTAGGTATAATTATATTATGGAAACCAACAATATGTCCAGAACCAATTCCATGTATAACGGAAGAAAAAAAATATAAAGAAGTAGATTCTAATAAAAAAACAGATTCTATTAAAAAAATAGATGAAGTAAGTGAATATATTCCTCAAACAATAAAACGTTCTGAGGAGTATATTCCACAATCACAAAGAATATTAGTATGAAACAAAACTTATTCTCTAACTTAACTAAAAAAAATGGTAAGTTAGAATACAATATAAAAGCTCAAGAAAGAATCTTTAACAAGTTTGTGGAAGATCTTCCTGAAGGAGCAAAAGTAGAAATATTTGTAAGTATGTCTGGTGATAATGGAACTAATGCACAAATTGCTAAGATTCATGTTATGATTAGACAGCTTGCAGATGATTTAGGATATTCATTTAGTGAAATGAAGCTACAAATCAAAAGACAAGCAGGACTCTGCTTTAATAAAGGGGGGTCAGAATACTGCAAGTCTTTTGGTGATTGTAGTAAATTAGAATTAAGTTCTGTTATACAAGAATTAATAACTCTAGGTGATGATATGGGATCTAATCTTCGTTAGATTTAGGTTTAATATCTTTATCTTTTTTAATCTCTTTATCTAATAGTACTTTCATTTTCTTTTCCTCATCTTCTTTTGACCATTTTTCTTCTGCAGCAGATCTAGTTTTTTCATAATTTATTTTTGATTCTTTTAATATTTCTTTGGTATCTTTTTCATTACCAGCAGTAAAAGAATTAACTAAATTAGAAACACTTTCATCAACATTTTCATCAGTTATAACAGTATGACCTTGTTCAGCAGCTTGATGATTTATTTCTGTCATTAAAGTCATAAGAGTCCAAACAGCATTCATGTATGGATCATAAGGAGCATCTTCTGGTAAACTTTTAAATCCATCTCTTATATGCATTAAAGTTGATGTTATTGTATCTTCATCTTTAAGTGTAAAAAGATAATTTATTGCTTCTGCTATATAATCTCTAAATGCACCTGCAACAGGAATATTAATTACAGCATTAGGATTGATTGTTACAACTTTACCCGCAGCTATTGCTTTCTTGGTAGCTTGGAGATGTCTTTGTATATCTTTTTTGGATAACTTTTTTGCTTCTTTCATAGTGACTTATTTGTTTTAATGTATTTTTACTAAATCTAACACTTGTTTTTTTTATATATGGTGTCTTTAGGACATTTTGTAAATACTCGTAAGAATTTAAATATATCATTATGCAAATATATAAAAAATTATTATATTTGTAAACCTTTTAAAACCAATTATTAAAAATGGAAAATAATTTAATTGAAATGACTAATTATATACAGTCATTTATAAATAATTTTGAGGATAAATTTAATACAAAACTCAAAGTTGTTGTTCTTGATTCTAATAAAAGAAATAAACGCAAGAATATTTCTAAAATAAAAATATTAGAAAAATTAATTTTAAGAACAATGCACAATAAATATCCAGAATTATCACATATTAGGTCTTTAAAAGTAACAAGCAGAAGAAGAGAAATAATTGTTTGGGTACAAATATATTCTTATTTAGCTTATGAATTGGGATATACTTTAATGTATATAGGCCAGTCTATAAATAGAAATCATGCTACAGTTATACATAGTATTAAAGTAGCTAAAGATCTGTTATCTATTAAAGAAACAGATTTTGCAGAAGTTTATGAATTAGTATTAAAATCAATACAAGGATATGTGGGAATTATTTCAACAAATGTTAAAGGAGAATATGACACCAAATCAATTCTTGATTCTTTACGGGATAAAGAGGAGTCTGTCATTACGCTTGCCTGACACTGATGATGCAATTATGCATTTAGCAACACAAGGCTTTATAAAATTAGATAAAAAAACAACTACAAAAGTTAGTCTTACAATTAAGGGTAAGAAGATTATATCTAAATTTGAAAATTATTTTATTAAAGCTAAGAAAAGAACTAGCACTCAGTTAATGGGTAAAAGTTTTAATCTTAAATTAAATGAGTATAGAGAAATATTTCCTGCAGGTAAACTACCTAGTGGTAAACCAGCAAGAGTTAATGTTAAATCTCTTGAAAATTCATTCAGGTGGTTTTTTGAAAATTATGATTTTAGTTGGGATGAAGTAATGAATGCAACTAGAATGTATGTTAATGAATATAGAGATAAAGAATATATGTATATGAAAACTAGTCAATATTTTATTGCCAAAGAAGGTAAAAATAAAGTTAAATCATCAGATTTAGCTGATTATTGTGACATGATTAGAGATGGTGTGCAAACAGAAGAGGATCACTTTAAAGAAAAAGTAGTATGAGTAATAAAGCATGGAATGGTCAATACCAATCTTTTAATGAAGCACTTAAATATATGCTTGACAGACAGTCAGGTAAGGAGAAATCCATATACACACCATGGCCTAAATTTAATGATGCTGTAACAGATGGACTAGAGTGGAATACTCTTACTGTTATAGGAGGTAGACCAGGGTCAGGTAAAACTTTAATCAAAGATCAAATAATAAGAGAATCTTTTGTGTTAAACCCTGAAGATAAATTTAGAGTATTAGAATTTCAATTTGAAATGGTAGGTAGAACATCTGCTCTTAGAGAATTTAGTTCTATTACTGGTAAAACATATAAAGAGTTGTGTAGTGCAGGATCTGTATTATCACAAAATGATTTTGATAAATGTCATGCATACGCAAAAGATAGAATCAAAAGTCCTGTTGATATTGTATCTACACCTATGACTGTAAATCAAATGCGTGAGCAGGTTGATAAATATATGAATGAACATAAAGGTCAAAAAACTATTATCACTCTTGATCATAGTATTCTAGTTAAAAGAGCACCGTATCAAAATAACAGATTAGATATGTTATTTGAGTTAGGTGAGTTTTTTACACAAGTTAAACGTGAGTATCCTTGTATGTTTATATGTTTATCACAACTAAATAGAAATATAGATAATCCAGACAGAGCAGTAAATGGTAAGTATGGTAACTATGTATTAGAATCAGATATATTTGGTTCAGATGCAATGTTACAACATGCTGATACTTTAATAGGTATTAACCGGCCTGCTAAACAAAAGATTAGATTCTATGGTCCTGATAGATATATAATAGAAGATGAAAAAACATTAGTTTTACATTTTCTTAAAGCAAGAAATGGTGATACACGTATGAGTTTCTTTAAAGCACAATTTGAAAAAATGCAAATAATAGAAATGGATACACCACCTCAAGAACAAAGAAGGTAAAAATTTAAAATATTAATATGGGATTAACACCAACAGAACGTAAAGCAAAAGTTGCAAAACTTAGAGAAGAGCATGAAGATTACTTTCAAAAAGAAAGTAAAATTAATGCACTATATATACCTAAGATGGCATATAGACCATCAGGAAAAGATGAACTACATGTATCATTTTTTCCAAGTGAACTAGAAAAAGGTAGAAATATTTACACAGAATTTGTAAGTATTGATTATGACACTGAAGATCCTAAAAGAACTTTGTATTTCTTAAAACATAATGCTCATTGGAAAGAGGAATATGAATTAGTTACAAGTAACTCAGGATTTGAAAGACATATTGTACCTGTAAGTGAACTGAAAATTATAAATGATGTAAATTCTAGAAGATCTCCTATTAAAAATAAGGTAGAACTTAAAGATTTTATTAAAGTAAAAGATCCTGAAAAAAGAGAAATAGTAGATGTTCTTATTGGGATTGAAAGAGCATTATTAAGTATAAACAAAAAATTAATCAAAAGATAATGGCACAAAGTGTATTAGTTATAGCTGACTCCGGGTCAGGTAAATCAACGTCAATTAGAGATCTAGATCCTAAAGAGACATTTATAGTTAACATTGCAAATAAACCTTTACCATTTAAAGGATGGAAAAAGAATTATACAATGATTAGCAAAGATAATCAAAAAGGTAATATGACAGGAGTGTCATCTGCTGCAGGGATTATTAAAGCTATGATGCATGTTAATGATAAAATGCCTCATATAAAAAATCTAGTAATAGATGATTGGCAATATATGTCAAGTTTTGAGTATTTTGACAGAGCGGATGAAAAAGGTTATGATAAATTTACTTCTATTGCAAAGAATTTAGCACAGGTTGCTAAACTTCCTAAAGATATGAGAGAAGATTTATATATATTCTTTTTAACACACTCTGAAGAAAGTACAGATGTGAATGGACACAGAAAAGTTAAAGCAAAAACTGTTGGTAAAATGATAGATAATGCATTAACTTTGGAAGGTCTATTCTCTATAGTTCTATTTGGCAAAGTTGTCAAAGGAGAAGATGATAAATTAAGTTATGTATTTGAAACAGTTAATAATGGAGAGAATACTTGCAAATCACCAGACGGTATGTTTGCTGATATGCGTATAGATAATTCATTAAAGGTTGTTAAAAATGCTATTATTGAATATGAAAATTAGTTAAATTATGAATGAAGTTAAAAATAAAGTTATGTTAAATACTAAAGATATGTCTGCAGGAAGTGGTAGACCAAAACCAGTTATGAGTCCAGGTAATCACAAAGTAAAGATCAATTCTATTACTTTTGATAAAACACCATATGATTCAGAAGCATTTAATATTATGTTGCATGTAGAAACTGAACCAGTTACAGGTGATTTTGAAGGTTTTTATAGAGATATGAATAATCAATCTCTTGGAAGATATGATGGTCAAGTTGGTAGAATTAGAATTAGTCCTTTTCCATTTAAAGATACTACATTACCAAGTGGTAGAGAAATTAATAGAGACCAAGAAGTGTTAAAGTCTATGATTAATTTAGCTGAAGTACTTAATATGAGAGATGCTTTAGATTCTATTGAAGCAGAAACTATAGAGAAATTTATGGTTGAATGTAATACATTATTTACTGATGGTCAAAAAGGGTCTAAATTTATTAATATATGTGCTGGGTCTAGAGAGTGGGAAAATAAAGAAGGTTATGTAAATGATGATCTTTATTTGCCAAGAATGTCTAAAGATGGTATTCCTATGGAAACAGTAGATGTAGAAAATTCTAGATTATTATCTTTTGATAAAGCTACACATGTTAGATCTTTAGTTAAAAAAGATGAGAATCAAGCTAAAATGGAATTTAAAGCAAATTCAGGATCAGGTAATGATTTTGAATTATAATATTGTAGGATAAATTTTTCTTAGTAAGAAGTCTATTAGCTGTCCTACAACGGAGTGAATACCGCATATAACAGTTAATAGAAAATTTTTCAATAATATAGGGGCACTTACTTGTCCCTATATTTTTATTAATAAAGATGATAAGTACAAGAAATTTAGTATTAGATGGATCAAATGTTCCTAGTACTTGGGTTTTTGAGTTCTATCTGGATTTACCAGAAAGACTAAATGGACAGAATGTACAGATTAAATCTGTATTTCATCCTGCAGAAAGAACACCAAGTATGTGGATATTCGTAGACAAAAGTCAATATAAATTTAAAGATTTTTCAACAGGTAAAGGTGGTAATAAAATAGATTTAATTAAAGAATTATTTAATATAGATTATTCAAAAGCAATATTTAAATTAACACAAGATTATAATAAGTTTATTACAGAAAAGGGAGAATATAAAGAATCTGATATAAAACCAGAAGCAAAGTATAAAGTTGATGGTGTAATAACAAGAGATTGGAAAAGACATGATATAACATTTTGGTTACAATTTAATATTGGTGCAGAAATGTTAGATAAGTATAATGTAAAAGCACTTGAATATTATCATATGGTTAAAAAAGATAATAAGATAACTATTCAACAACCTTATATATATGGTTATTTTAGTAAGGATAATATTTATAAGATTTACCAACCAAAAAACAAGAAGTTTAAATTCATAAAAGTTAAACCTCAACTTCAAGGTTTAGATCAATTAGAATATAATCAACCTTATCTTGTTATATGTTCTTCTTTAAAAGATGCAATGTGTTTAAAGCAATTTGGATACAATTTAGAAGTTATTGCACCTGACTCAGAGAATACTATAATAAAACCACATATAATTGAAAATCTTAAAAGAAAATACAAAAAAGTTGTAACTTTATTTGATAATGATGTTGCTGGACACAATGCAGTTAATAAGTACAAAGAGCTGTATAACATTTCAGGCACATGGTTAGACAGTAGCAAAGACATTGCTGATCTTGTAAAAGAGAAAGGCTTTACTGATGCTCATAAAGAAATAAAAGTTAAACTTAAAAATATATTATGAAATGGTTTATACCAGGAAACGTACCTTCTAGTAAGAATGGAAGAAGATGGACAGGAAAATACTTTATTTCAAGTAAAACAACAATGAAATATAGAAAAGCAACTGCAGCAATTTACAAAGCATTTGCTAGCTCATTTAAAAAAGAGCTAAAACAACACACTTTTCCAGTCACAATTTCTTTTAAATTTATTAGAGGCAGCCGTCACAAGTTTGATTATATTAATCCTGCACAAACAGTGCAAGATGATATGGTTAAAAATGGATGGATAGAAGATGATAATATGAATTTTATAATACCTTTATTTGAACCTTATGAATATGATAAAGAAAATCCGGGTGTTATAATTAAAATAATTAAAAATGGAAAAATTGACAATAAAACAAAAACTGTTGCTGAGAGAACTAAAGGACAACGGACTAGTAAAACTAGAAGTAAGTTATAGTGGAGGTGGTGATGATGGTTGTGTAGATTCTTATTCTGGATATGAAGTAAATGAAAAGGGAGAAGAGAGATGGTCACAAGATTCTATACCACAAGATTTTCAAAATGAATTTGATGATTATGTATATGACTTTATTAGTAATAATATAGAATGGGATTGGATTAATAATGATGGAGGCTATGGAATAGTTAGTATAGATCTTGAAACAGGCAAAATGTCTATAAATCATTCTCAAAGACATATTGAAGAATATCATTATGATGATATTGAGTCAGAACTTGAAAAAAGTTTAAATGGCTCATCCTAATATTCATGCCAAATCTTCTGTTAAGAAGTTTGGTGGGAAGCCTGAAGATTACATAGATATACATAATTGGTTTGATGAAACAAAAAGTTGGATGGGTAATTCCATGCA